GCTTGATTGATAAATACAACGAGCTTTTAGGCGGAAGGAAAAACTTTGAGGGCTACTGGCAGAGCTTACACGATTATTTTTATGTTGAGGCTCCTGATATAAATAAATCATATTACCCAGGCACAGAACTTGATTTTACATATCTTTGGGACGCTACAACTCTTGAAACCTCTGATGTTTTAGCCGCTGGTTTTATGAATTACCTTACGCCGCCTACAAGCAAATGGTTTAAGCTGCGCCATAAAGACCCGAAGCTTGCCAGTAATAAAGCGATTAACGATTACCTTGAGGACGTATCAGATGAGATATACCACACACTAAACAAAAGTAATTTCTATCAGTCAATCCTTCCTAACTACAAGGCAAGCGGAGTATTCGGAACGAGCCTTTTGCTTGAGGAAGAAGATTACGAAGAAGACGCAAGGTTTTATAGCTTACCCATTAAACAAGTTTGCGTTGTTGAAGACGCGAGGGGAAGGGTAGTTGAATATTATATTGAGTTTGAATACACAGCTCATCAGGCGGCTACACGTTGGGGCATAGAAAAGTTATCAACTGAAATGCAGGATGAGGTAAAGCAGAGAGCGCCTGATAAAAAGCATAAGTTTCTATTGTTTATCGGCAACCGTTCAATACGAATGGTTGAGAAAACCAATAAAGAAAATATGCCTATTGAGGCGAGCTGGATTGACATAGAGGCTAAAAAGATTATTGATGAGGGCGGTTATAACGAGTTTCCCGCTATGTGCCACAGGTTTGATAAGCGTCCGTTTATTACCTGGGGATTTTCTCCGGCTATGAAAGCCTTGCCGTTTGCAAGGATATTGAACGCTATCGCAAAGACTAATTTAAGGGCGATGATGAAACATACTGACCCGCCTATCGCTTTGCCCGAAAACGCTTTTATTATGCCATTTAACTCTAACCCGCGCGCTGTTAATTATTATAAAAAAGACGCAATGGACAGCAACAAAGACATATTCGCTTTCGGTAATTTCGGAGACCCGCAGGTAGGCGTAAGCGCCATTGAATATTACGCAATGAAAGTTAAATCACTTATGTATAGCGATGTATTTAAGGCGTTTGAAGGATTAGACAAGCAGATGAATAATCCCGAAGTTATGGAACGCATTAACGAAAAAATGGCTATGCTTGGCCCAGCAGTCGGCAGGTTTACTGGGGAAGTGCTTAATCCTATTATCATTCGAACAATAGGCATTCTATACCGCAGAGGAAAGCTACCACCCCCTCCTGATGAACTTATCAACGACCCGCAATATGAAATTGATTATATCTCTCAATTAGCACAGGCGCAGAAAAGAAGCGAGCTTAATTCATTAGTAACTGCCTTGACTATGACAGGGCAAATGGCGCAGTTTAGCCCAGAAGTGTTAGACAAAATAGACCCCGACAGAACGGTTGATGAAACTTGGTCTATTGTCGGCGCGCCTATAAGGGTTTTAAGGGATGATGAGGAAGTTAAAAAGATAAGGGAAGCAAGGGCGCAAGCTAACGCAAAGGTTCAAGAAATGCAGATGTTAGGTGCGGGTGTGCAAACTGCAAAGACCGCGGCAGAGGCAGACGCAAAAATGGCAGAAGCTACGTTAAGAGGAAGGAAAAATTTTGAATGATTAACCTAACTGATATTGATTACGTCAAGGGATTACAAAGCAATTTAAGAACTACGCTTGACACCCCGCAAGGTAAAGAGGTTATGAAATTTTTAGAAGAAGCCTGCGGTTGGTATCAAAGCGTATTTGACCCGACAAGTAAAGAAATGACACTTATCAACGATGGCAAGCGGCAGGTAGTCGCTACTATTAAGACGTTGTTAAGGTTAACGCCTGAGGAAGTTGTAACTTGGGCGAGAAATAAGGAGAGATGATATGGATAATTTGACCCGATTATTCGGACAATCAAACCCATTGGGTAAGCTGAATTTATTAACTATGCCATTGTGTTTGTATGAAGGAAACCCTGCGGCTCCGGGAGACCCAAACCCCGCACCTGCACCAGCACCAGAGCCAACACCGACACCTGCACCGGCATTCAGTTGGAAGAATAACATCAACGCTGATTTGCGTAACAGCCCGACATTGCAGAAGTTTGATGACACCGCGGAAGGATTAGGAAAAGCTATCGAGAGCCACTTGTCATTAGAAAAACTTTTGGGACACGAAAAAATCCCTTTGCCCAAAGACGCAAACGATAAGGAAGGTTGGGATAGATTTAATAAAGCAATGGGCGTGCCTGACAAAGCAGAAGGCTACGGGTTAAAAGACGTTACTATCCCCGAAAGTATAAAGAACATAGGATTTGATAAAAAAGCTTTTGCAGAGGTTTTACACGAGTTAAAGGTGCCTCCGCAATATGCAAATAGCCTATGGGAAAAATATACGCAGGTAGGTATGACGGCGTATAACAAAGCAGTAAAGGCACAGACAGATAAACTTATGGAAATAGCCAATACTCTACGGCAGGAATGGGGAGACAGCTACGAGGCCAATGTAGATTTGGGGCAAATGGTAATCAATAAGTTTTCTGACGATAAAGAGACAAACGATTTTCTTACAGCCTCTTTTCTTAAAGACCCTATCGGCATAAAGTTTTTGGCAAAGATAGGTCAGCAATTTGCGGAAAATAAAATCGGAGAGTTTCAAGCGCAAAGGTTTACATTAACGCCGGAACAGGCGCAGGGAGAAATAGACAAAATACTTAAAGACCCAACGCACCCCTACACTAACGAAAAAGCGACAAAGGCAGAACACGACAAGGCCGTTAGTTATGTAAATAGTTTATATGCGGTAATTGCGAAAGCTAAAGGATAAGCTTGTAGCCCCTTTAGGCTTTCTTTTCTATGTTCGCAGACAATCTCTACGGAGACCTGCAAAGGTTTTGCGAGAGGTTGACCCCTCCTGAAAGGGACAATCAACTTGAAGCAAAAGGTTAGTTGTAACTTCTAAGGAGGGAAAGGAAAAGTGTCTCGTAAATTTCTTGAAGAAATCCCCAGAAAAGAAAAATGTAAATTCGGGCACACCTTAGTCTACATTCCCAAACAAAAAAGGTTGAGATGTCGTAAGTGCGACAGATTGAGGCATAAAGAATATTATGCCAACAATAAGCACAAAGTAAAATCCAAATCCAGAGACCGTCAACTGCGTTATTTGTATGGCATTACTCAAGAGGAGTATAACCAGATTTTATTTAAACAAAAATCTCAATGTGCTATTTGTGGGAATGTTTCCTCTCTCGTGGTAGACCATAACCACGAAACAGGTAAGGTAAGAGGATTGCTTTGTAAAAAATGCAATTTTGTGCTCGGATTGGTGGATGACAAAAAAGAAATTTTAATACGAGGTGCGGAGTATCTTTCTTAAAAGGTATGAGTGATACCCAAAATACGATTTATGCTCAAGCGTATTCCAGGAATATTATGCAGCTCGCCCAGCAGAAATATTCCAAACTTCTCAACACCATTTACATCAAGCCGGATATAAGGGGTAAGACATTCTTCCAGGACCAGATAGGCGCCTGGGCAATGGAGACTAAAGCCGGACGTAATTCACAAACCCCCAACAATGACCCTGCCCTTGACCGCAGAATGGGGACAATGGTTACTTACCACGATGCGCGTTTGCTTGACAGAAGCGATGAATTACGCTGCATTTCCGACCCGCGCTCCGCTTATGCAATAGCCGCAGGACAATCAGTAGGAAGGCAAGTTGACGACATTATACTTGCCTCTGCCTACGCAACCGCCTATTACGGAGAAACTGGCTCAAGTTCAACTACAAACGGCAACATAGTTTTAGTTACCGCAGCCAGCCCTACAGTCGCGCAGATTGTCGCAGTCAAGAAAGCTTTGGATGACAACGACGTTGATATGGAAGACCGTTATTTCGTAACCAATACAACCTTGTTAAACAAACTTCTTGGCGTTACAGAGGCGACATCTTCCGACTACGCGAGTGTTAAGGCTCTTGTTCGTGGAGAGATAGATACCTGGTTGGGCTTTAAGTGGATTATGACTACGAGATTAAGCACAACCTACGTCGGTATCGCTTATCAGAAAACGGGTATTTGTTTGGGTATAGCTGAAAATCCTATCGTAAGAACTGATGAAAGGACGGATTTAAGCTATTCCTGGCAGATTTACTACGAGCTTGATATGGGCGCAGTAAGGCTTGAAGAAGACAAGGTAGTTTTAGTTAAGGAAGGATAAACAATTACGCTATAGGCGTAAAGGAGAAAAACTATGAGCGAAGTAAAAGGAGCGAATGTAACAAAGTATGACGCAGGGGGCAGCGGAGATAACTATATCGCAGACGGCTACATTAAAAGTGTAGAGAAAATTTGGTATGACAGTTATGCGATAGGCACAACCGCCCTGACTACGGCTGACACAATTATCATTGCCCGAATACCGCCGAATAAAAAGATTATGGACGTTCAGGTTTGCTATCCGGCTTTGACTACAGAAGGAACAGGCACGGGTTCAACTTTGGCAGTTGGCGTTACCGGCGACCTTGATAAGTTTGTTGACGATGTAGAAATCGGAGTTGCTACTGGCACTATTGACACAAAAAATTTAACTGCTGCGAGAATGGACAACTCTGACGGTATGGCTTATCTTACAACCGGCTCAACCAACACAGCGATTATCTTATCTTTCGGCAGAAAGGCAACATTGACTACATCTTGCACAATTAAGACAATCGTTCGTTACACGTAACAAATAGCAGGGGGAGAGAAATCTCCCTCTGCCTATTTTAAGAGGTATTTATGGCAATAAGTAAAACTGATATTTGCAATATGGCTT